CACGCGCTTGAGACCATGCGCGCGATTGACGGAATGATTCGCGCAGATCAAGGCGCACAGTTTCGCGGATGGCTCGGTCGTGTGCTACCACACATCGGCGACGCATACCGTCAGGACGAGGACGGCCATCGCTCTCATATGGGCGCTTCGCTCATGGGAGAGGAATGCCCTCGCGCCATCTGGTATAACTTCAGGTGGGCTACCAAGAGCGATTTCGAAGGGCGGATGATCCGTCTCTTCAACCGCGGACACCTCGAAGAAGGTCGCATCATTGCGCAGCTCCTGATGATCGGTGCTCAGGTCTATCAGCAAGATGCAAACGGAAAGCAATATCGCATCAGCTGGGCCGAAGGGCACGCAGGAGGGTCTGGCGATGGCATTGTGGTCGGTATCCCTGACCTACCACCCGGCCTCAATGCGCTGTGCGAGTTCAAAACCTACAGCGAGAAGTATTTCATCGAGCTAGCTGGCAAGCTGGAAGACTGGCGCAAGTATGTGAAAGGTGAGGGGAACTTCACCGGCAAGGGCGTCAAAGCGTGCAAGCCTGAGCACTACGTCCAGATGCAACTCTACATGCGTAAGATGGGTCTCACGATGGCCCTTTACGTTGGCGTCTGCAAGAACACCGACGATCAGTATATGGAGCTGATCACTCTGCAACCCGAGATGGCAGACCAGTTCCTCGACCGTGGCGAAAAGCTAGTCTGGATGGACAAAGCTCCGCCAAAAATCAACGCGAGCCCTGGCTTCTTCAAATGCCGCTTCTGCGACCATCGACCCGTTTGTCATCTGAAAGCGGTCGCGGACATCAACTGCCGTTCGTGCCAGTTTAGCCGACCAATTCCTGGAGCAAAGTGGTTCTGCAATAGGCATCAAATGGAGCTCTCGAAAGAGAAACAGCTCGTGGGCTGTCCCGACTGGCACCAGAACGAAGACTTCTAATGGCGTTCAACGACCGTCCTTATCAGACGGAGGCGGTCCAGTCCATCTGGTCCTACTTCATGTCAAGCGCAGGGAATCCGCTCATTGCGATGCCGACCGGCACCGGCAAGAGTGTGGTCATCGCTCGCTTCCTTCAGGGCGTCTATCGGCAGTATCCGGGGCAACGAATTATGCTCTTGACCCACGTCAAGGAGCTCATCCAGCAGAACTACGAGAAGCTAATGATGATCTGGCCGTTTGCACCGGCTGGCATCTATAGCGCAGGACTCGGCGAGAAGAACTCAACCTGTCCTATCACCTTTGCTGGCATACAATCGGTCTGGAAGAAGTGGCATATCTTTGGGCACATCGATCTTGTGCTTATCGACGAAGCGCACCTGCTCAGCCCGAACGACCAGACGATGTATCGCTCGTTTCTTGCAGGGTTGAAGTCGGTGAATCCGTGGCTGAAGGTCGTTGGCCTTACCGCTACACCATGGCGCCTCGGGCACGGTCACCTGTGTGATCCGTCGGTCGACAGCAAGGGGAACGAAATCCCATCGTTGTTCACCGATGTCTGCTTCGACATCACTACCATGGATGCGTTCAACCGCCTGATTGCCGAAGGCTATCTGGTTCCGCTTGTGCCGCGCCCTACCAAGACAATTCTTGACACTAGCGGTCTGCACATGCGCGGTGGCGAGTTCATCGAAGGCGAAATGCAGGAGCTCTTCGATAAGGCTGAAATTACCGAAGCGGCTCTTCGCGAAGCCATGCACATCGCAGCTGAACAGAATCGGAAGCATTGGCTCGTCTTTGCATCAGGTGTCGATCACGCCGACCATATAGGTGAGATGCTCGATCAGTTCGGCGTGCCAACAGGTGTGGTCCATAGCAAGCGCGCCGGACGCGATGAAACAATTGCTGCCTTCAAGCGTGGCGAGCTAACGGCGGTCGTGAATAATAACGTGCTGACCACAGGCTTCGACTACCCTAAGATTGACCTCATCATAGTGCTGCGAGCGACGGCATCGTCGGTGCTATGGGTTCAGATGTTAGGACGCGGCACCCGCCCTGATTATGCGCCTGGATTCAACCTCGACGATATTGGCGGTCGGTTGGCTGCTATCCAAGCGAGCGAGAAGCAGAACTGTCTTGTGCTCGACTATGCGCGCAATACCTCACGGCTAGGTCCGGTGAACGACCCTGTCATTCCGCACCATCGCGGCAAGGGCGGCGGGGAAGCTCCAGTCAAAGAGTGCCCAATTTGCGAGTGCTACGTCCACGCAAGCCTCCGCTTCTGCAACGGTCAGCTTCCATCGGGAGCGAATTGCACACACGAATTCACTTTCGAAGTTAAGTTCAAAGCTGATGCAGCTAGCGATGATCTTATCAAAGGCGAAATGCCGCAAACTCAGGTCTACGATGTCGACCACGTTTCGATCGATGAGCATCGGAAGCTTGGCAAGCCGCCTAGCGTCAAAGTGACCTACTATTACGGATATAAGTCGATTTCTGAATGGGTGAGCCCTGAGCATCCTGACTGGGCAGGTCGGAAAGCTGCCAAGTGGTGGAAGGAGCGGGCAGGGACCGAAATGCCGAAGTCGACTGCTGAGATGATCAGTCGTATCAAAGAGGCAGCAATGCCCACTCAGCTGCGCATTTGGACTAACCGGAAACCCTATCCGGAGATTATGGCTATGTGCTTCGATGGAACTTCGTTTGGAACCAAGGAAGCGCCGTCGTTCGTTATGGCGGATGTCGAGGTGCGAGGGGTGAGCAATTCGCGTGTCGCTCCACCTACAGGGGCGATGCAATACGCCGACGATATGGACGACGACATTCCGTTCTAAAAAGTGCTTGCAATCAACTAGACCCATAGTGTAAGCTGCAAGCACAATAGAAGGAGCAGTCAGCATGTGCATCCAGTTCAACGCGGTCAAAATTATCGTCACAACGGGTCCTGCCAACATGGTCGGTCACGACGGTGTGATGTCCGTTAACGAGGATTGCCCGGTTGGAACGGTCCTGTGCTACGACAAGGACGACAACCTCTACTATCTCGCGGTCGACGATCTCGGAGGCCTCTGGCGCGAAAGCAAGCTTCCGACGCAACGCAAGCGCATCCGCCTCTACCGTGATTACTGGCGCCACATTCAGTCGGGACCGAATACGCCATACGGTGCATCGTTCCGTAACGCTCCGCACAAGGTAGTCGAGGAAGTCGCCTGATGTTCGTCTCGATTGACATGGACGCATTGCAGTTCGTCCACATTCACAAGGATCACGACATCGTCAGCGCGCTGGCGTGGTTGGAGATGCCCCACAAGTCGGTCACAATCGAGAGCACCGACCGCGAGCTGTTCCTCTCGAAGATGACAGCGTTAGATCTCCGGATGCTGTATCGCAACACGACCGGACTCGACATCACCGGCACCGACCATATTGTGGTCAGGGAGATGTTGGCCACACTGGTCGAAGAAAAGCTCAAGCCGGCGTTTGCGCACATCGAGGAGCTGACTGCACAAATCGCTCTAGTCGAGGACGACCTCTACAAGGGCATTCCGTGGACCTATGCGCTCGGTGCGCGCCGTCCTTCGAAGCAAGAAGAGTTGTTCTCTCAGCATTGTAAGCCGCTGTCACCCGACGAGGGTATGGATGCCGCTACGCGGGCCCCACAGCGCCGCAAGCTCGCTAGCGCCACCCCTGTAGCACGCGCACCCGCAAGCGCCCCACAGCGGCCCGCGGTGCCGAAACAGCGTATGTCAAGCGTGCGGCCAACCATATGGGCGGTCGCCGACGCTATGTGGCAGGAGGCAGGGTCGCCAAAAGACCCGAAAGTAGTTCTTGAACTTCGCAAGAAGATGATGGACGTGCTTGAGAAGGAAAAGCTAATCAAGCGCACGAGTTCGAGCAATGAACTAGGTAATTGGATGAAAGAACGTTTGACATAAAATAGTGCTTGCGTGGCTCCAAACGGAGTGCTAGGCATAACTGGTCCGCCCACTGGACCCCTGAAAAAGGATGATTACGATGGCCGAGAAGACCCAGGAACAGATCGACGCGGAAGCGAAGGCTGCCGCCGAGAAGCAGCGCAAGGCCGAAGAG